AAAAATTGGGCCTTAATTTAAATTAAGGCCCTTTTTTTTGCTTAAATATCTATATGACGTTTAGAGATTTTTTTGGAAAGCAGTCCGTTAAAGGAAAAAATATAGGTACTAAGAAGCGTCATATGCATCCTGTATTAAGAGATGTATCTTCACACTCAAAGCATCCCGGGCGTGTTGTACCACATATGCATAGAGCTAAGATGAATAATAGCAAAGTAGAGAGGCTTAAAAGAGTCAATACTGGAAGATATACAATTAATAAAAACGAATTAGTACAAATAGAAAAAGAATACAATTTAAAATATGATTTTAAAACGCCTAAAGCTTTAGGTAATACGGGCATTATCTTAAAGCACGACCCGGTATTAGGAGTACCTGTAATAGAGAAAAAATGAGTGTACAATATTATACAGGTAATAAAGACCCTAAAGTTTATCCTTTCTTTTTTGAAGATAATCCCTGCTTTAGATATACAGATAAAGCAAAAAATAACTGTGAAAGAGAAACGATTTCAAACTACTGGAGAGAGCAAATTAACCTTTATGGGCAAAATGTAGGTTATATTGTTAATAATACAACAACACTTAGTGCAGATATGCTTTATGGTGAGCAGCCTACACAGAGGTATTCACCACCTCAAAACCTTGTTATAGCAATTAATTTACAGGAAAATGCATTAATGTTAAGTAAGTTCGGTCTAGTTTCGGATGATGAGGTTACAGCCTTTGTACATATTAGTACATTTTATGCGGTATTTGGATCAGGCGCAGAGCCTAAATCTGGCGACTTGTTTCAATTAGTAGAATACGGAAGTGATAGGCCTGGAGGTAGAAATGGTAATATATATGAAATAACTCAAAGACTTGATCAAGATATAGCGCAAATAAATCCTTTAGCAGGTCATTATGTTTGGTTAATTAAAGCTAAGCGTTTTGAATATTCTTTTGAGCCAGGAGTCGAGCAAGAAGCGCAAAACCAACAAGTTTTTGATGATACAAAAAATACAACAGTATCAGGTGCAGATAAGCCTTATGCATTTACTGTTGATGATGCTTCGAAAGAAATATTTGATTACTCTAAAACAGATTATTCAAATATTTACGGCGGATATTACTAATTCTCTAAAGGGAAAGAAGCTTCTAAATTATCTGAGTAATAATTAGGTAAAATTTCTTTTCTTAAAATTGAAATAAATTTATCTCCTTCACTACAAGAATTAAAATTCATTTCTATTTTAGATTTATCACTGCCGTAAAACGTATAAACTACTTTATCGTCTTTCTTAGAGATGTTTATTAATGAATATAATATTCCTTGGTTAAAGCCTCTAGTATTTACTAAAGCTCCATAGCGCGCGCCAGGTATTATTGAAAAACAGGTTCCGATAATGTAGTGCATTTATTACTTTTATTTAAGCTTATAGTAACATTATGCTCGTTTTGCATTACTTCATCTATCATAGATTCGAATCTTTCAACAATATACTTTTGAAAGGCTAATGGCTTGACCCAATCTACTTCTTTACCGTTAAGATCCATTTTGAATTGATATGCTTTTCTGCTTATAATATCTAGCGCTTCAAGTAAGCAAAGCCATCTTGCATATTCTTCATTCTTAAGCTTATGGCTTTTACTCTTAGCTTCTACCGTTACATATTTTTTTAAAGGTTCCGATTGCATATCCAAGAATAATAAGGGTAATATCTTTGACATCAAGCAAATTCTTATCTTTATTAAGTGTAGAAAGAATATTATATAAATATTCAACAACTGTAGATATACCGACAACTAGTTGTTTGGTGTTGACTTTTATTTGAGATTTATATTCTTCATTAACATCGCTAGTAGTAAGAGTTTGATTCAAAATTTCGTTTAACAGATTAATAAAATTTTTAATAATTTGTTTATCACTACTAACATTTGGTTGTAAGAAGGCTAAGCCTTTTTCAAAACTTGCTAATTGCTGTGTACTTAGTGATTTTTTTATTAGAAGAACTATTTCATCTAATGGCATGGGGGGTATCTCATTCTTTATACTTAAAGAAGTAGACGGTACATCTGCAGTTAACTTAGCTATACTTTCAGGTATTTCCATTTGGGTTGGCTAATGTAGGTAAATCTGTAGTTACGGGCTCGGTTACTACAGCAGTCTCTGAATTTATTAATACACTAATAGTTTTCTTACAATCGCTGCATTTATAATAGTTAGGGGTATTTAAACGCACGGGAATAAAATCTTTAATTTTTTTAAAGCATGGGCATTCAACTTCTAGTCCTTGAAAAGATAATTCTTGTAGTCTTTCATTTTCTAGTTTTTTATTTTTTAAAGCGACAACGGCGTTGAGAATAGTACTAAAAGCAAAAAACCCTACATACTGAAAAGCGATACCAAATAAAACACCAATAAAAAAACTAAAGTTAAATGCATAGAATGCTGCCCCAAATAATATTGAAATGGCAATAAAAGGAATTAATTGACTTATAAGTTTTTTAACCACAACTTATTATATACTATTCTTGCTTTTTTGCAACCGGCGTTTCAACGTTTTTAGCAATACTGTCTATGATTTGAACTATATGTTCAAGCTTTTTGTAGATATCGATTACTTTTTCTTTTGCAAGTTCATTTTTCTTTATAACAGGGTTAGATAGTGCCATTTTAAAAAGTCTTTTAGAGTTTGTAGCATACAAGTATAATTGACCTATTTGTTCTATTACGTTGGGTAAAGGATATGGAAGTATTTTATCGGCCTTAGCAAAGTTAGGATTTTGATCTGTAGTTTTATTAAAAAGATCTCTTAATGTAACTTTTTGAGATGCAAGGTCTCTTGAAGCTATACCTGATACCCACTTATTAAATTGCATTACTTCTTCAAATAAAAGCTTTCGTTTCACTAAATTATTTATTCATTTATTAATAAATAATAATATATGAATTTATTCGAACGTAAATTTAGTGTAGTTTTAGAAGCAGACGCAGCGCCAGCAGCACAAGAACCAACACCCCCTCAAGACGATAAAGAAGCTATGGCTCAAACATTAAATACAGCTACCCCAGAAGATTTTGACATTAAGGGCAGAGAGCAAGTAGTTGATCAAAGAAAAGGTGAGCAAATTCAAGCACTTAAGGGATGGATTGAGCAGATTGATTCATTTATTACTTTTTTAAACGGTACAGATCAAGGGTCAATACAGATGCAATTACACGCTGCTCCGTGTGATTCTATTTTTGAAGATATGGCAAGAAGTGAGAAAAAGAAAATAGCTAGACTTGCTGCAGAGCTAAGCTCACTAAGCGAAGCTATGAAGGGTTATCTAATTTCGGCTAACGACAGATAGAAGTTAATAAAAGCTTTGCTTTAATACCATCAAAAGAGTTTTTAATAAAGAAATCTGGTTCTACATAATTTAACTTTTTATCAATTACCATTTCGTTAATATCTTTATATTGTTTCCCTATATCTTCAGGCCATATAAAAACGGTTTGATTGCTATCAATTAATTTTTGCGTCTTTTTTAAGCTTGCACTATCCTTCCACTGACTATCAAGAACCCATATTTTCTTATGAAGCTTAAAAGCAGATATTTGTTCTTCTTGTAATGGAGAGAACATTGTATGGCTATTTTCCTGAATACCGGCAACTGCAGTTCCGTTCTGAACAAAAAACGAATCAATTGGACCTTCAAAAATGAAGATATAGTCTAAATTAGAGGAGATTTTATTTATATTATAAAGTGACTTTTCACCATTTATCTTACTTAGATACTTTGGATAAAACTTTAAATCTTCATTATATATAGCTCGTGACTGATAAAATATAATTTCATTTTTTAAGTCATAAAACGGTATAACAAGCCGTCTCTTATGTGTTTTGTCCTTAAGAGATACCCACAAAGTATCGGGCTTATTAATCGCTGTGGTTAGTCTTCTTTTTTCTGCTAATCCTAGCGCTTCTTGTACGTCTTTTTGGTCATAATAATATACAATTTGATTTTTATCTAAAATATTAATTGAATCTTTAGGAAGTTTTTCCGGAATTGGTTTAGTTGTTGTATTGACTTTTTTCTCTAATGCTTCTAATGGAAGGATGTCAAACGATTTAGATTCATCTACAATTTCATTAAAATTGAGATTAGATACTTCTTGAATCCATTTAATAGGGTCGCTATACCAACCGCAATTATGACAGCAAATCTTATTTTCATCAACTAAATATACACATCGTCTTTTTTTACCCCATGACTTACCTTCACGGCAAATAGGACACCCTGCTATAAATGTATTGCTTATTTTCTTAAATTTTGGATAGCCAGCGTACTGATAAAATTTCTGCAGAATATATTCGTGAGGTATAAGCACACTTATAGTATAAAAGTTATATTAATAAAAACAAGCTTTACTTTTCCTCGGGAGTTACAGGCGAGGCTTTATTAAGTTCTTTAATAGAAACTACGCCTTTTTGCAAAAAGGTGCCTGAAGCAGGGTCTATATAATGTGCTTCAGTAATTTCCTGATTGCCGCGAATGTAAGTCTTGAACGTAGGGCGTACTGGCTGACCACTTATAGGCGAGACTATTATTTTTGGTGATATCATGTCCATATTTTTATTTATACTGTCGTACTAGAAAAAACAGTCTTGTTTTTATAATATTGTTTTTTGCAGACTTCAAATACTTCTTTTGGCAGCTTTTCTACTACATCTATAATTTTATTTTCTATACCAAAATCAAATTTTTCAGACGGTATATCTCTTATTTTCATGTCAGGTAAAGATAGGAAACTAAACGTATCGTTTTTATCTTCAATAAAAACAAATAATTCACCGAGATACTTACCACCTGTAATAGCGTAAAGATATCTTTTTACAGGATGCTTTTTTTTAAAGATCATAAAGCTTTTATACATTTTAGTAATGATAGCTCCGTATCTGGTAGCTGAAAATTCAATTTATTAATTTTTTCAGTTGAAAGACAAGTATTAGATCTTTGAGCTACAATATTTAAATCCGAAGGAGTAACAAAAGACCAATTAGCATTTACCTTGCCATTTTTTTTAAGTAAGTTTGTTATTTCCAAGGCATTCATAGGCTGTGGATTGACGACATTAAAAATACCAGGAACGAAGTTTTGAATTAATTTATCTACAAATTCACAAAAATCTTCAACACAAGTTAAACTATTATTATAGCTAATCAATTTATCGTATTTTAATATCTTTAATAAATAATTTCTTTCTAAATTTAACTTACAAAAAGGCATTCTAATTCTTAATATCGCGTTGTTTTTTGTATTAGCGACGGTTTCAAATGCATGTTTACTTTTAGAATAAAAGCTTGAGTTAGGATTAAAAACTCCAAAATTAGGTATATCTTCTTCCGTAAAAGCCTTCTCG